TTGTTTGCTTGTAGTAATGTTGCTCCCGCTCCTTGGGATGTTGTACTTGGATGTGCTGGAAACAAAGCACGAGGCCAAACAGCAGATTGAAAAGATGGAAAAACTGCGTAGAGACATTGAAAAGGAAAAACGTGAGGATAGAAAATGATGATTTATATCCCCGTGCTGTATATTTGCATTGGACTGGACTGCGCATTTTTTCAGTCAGAGGTTTACACGCTAAACGAGCAAAAGTGCGAGCAAGAAATTGCACAACAGAAAAGTGAACTTATTAAGCAAGGCAGAACGGTTGAAGCAATTTGTGTAGATGTAAAAATTAACTTGGAGAAAAAATCAGATGTTACCTATCGTAGCCTCCCTCCTCGGTAGCTTAGCCCAAAACGGCCTTACCCTGCTTTCTAGCGCCATCCAAGCCAAGGGCAAAGAGGTGGTAGAGAAAACTCTTGGCGTAAAGATTCCTGATGACCCAACCGCAGAAGATGTCAGCAACTTGCGCCAGCTTCAGTTTGAGCATGAAGAAAAGCTCCTTGAACTGGGTATTGAGAAGGCCAAGCTGGAGTTAGCTGAACTAGAAATGTTTGCCAAAGCTGCTCAGAACGAAGACGACAACGTCACAGATCGTTGGAAATCAGACATGAACAGCGATTCTTGGTTGTCCAAGAACATCCGTCCCATGAGCCTAATTGCCATTTTTCTAGGCTACTTCTTATTTGCAATGATGTCTGCCTATGGCTACAACGCCAATGAGTCCTATGTCACCTTGCTAGGTAACTGGGGAATGCTGATTATGGGTGCTTACTTTGGCGGCAGAACCATTGAGAAACTAGCTGATATGAAAGGCAAAAAATGAGTTTAAGCACCGAACAAGCTGCATTTTTACTGGACATGTGTAAGCTAATCCAGTACTCTACAGACCAGGGTTTTGTAGTCACTGGTGGCGAATTAGCTCGTACGCCTGAACAACAAGCAATCTACTTTAAAACCGGTAGATCTAAGACAATGAATTCCATCCATTTAAAACGTTGTGCCATAGACCTGAATTTTTTCAAGGATGGCAAAATCATTTGGGATAAAGCAATCCTTGCTCCTCTGGGCGCGTATTGGGAAACCTTGCATCCAAAAAACCGCTGGGGAGGCAACTTTAAGTCACTTGTTGACTGCCCTCATTTTGAACGCAATGTTGGTTAAAGGTTATAATTCGTCTAAACGGCGCATGCTGAATCAGCGGCTAATACCCATGGAGTGTATATGAGCTATAGCATGACGTACGACAGTCTGCTGGTAGATGTGCGACGCTATCTTGAGCGTGGTTTCACGCAAGAGAGTGATCAAATTGTTTATGACCAGCTTCCTCGCTTAGTTACACTAGGCGAGCGTCGCATTGCCCGAGAGCTTAAAATCCAAGGGTTTATTCGAGCTGTGAGTACTCCTTTATCTATTGGCGTGGCTGTTTATCTCAAACCTGACCGCTGGCGTGACACAATTAGCATGACTGTCAATGGTTCGCCTATCTTTGCCAGGTCATATGAGTATTGCCGTAGCTACTGGCCTAACGAGGCTCAGACAGCGGCTCCGCAGTTTTATGCAGACTATGACTATCAGAACTGGCTGATAACGCCATCGCCTTCTACAGTACAAACTCTTGAAATTTTGTACTACGAACAACCAGCCCTTTTGGGCGATGACTTACAAACCAATTATCTTACTGAATACGCCCCAGATGTGTTGTTATATGCAACTCTTCTTGAGGCTGCTCCATTCCTTAAAAAAGACGAGCGTATTCAAGTGTGGCAAGGAATGTACGACCGTGCTGCTCAGGCTCTCAACGGAGAAGACCTCAAGCGCATCATGGACCGCTCAGCAAATAGGAGTGAAGCGTAATGCCTATCTATACAGACGTCTTTGGTGGCGCAAACATTTACCCAAGTGAGATTAGCTACAGCGAGATAACGCTAACGACCACGGATGTAACGCTAAGTTGGCCAGAGGAAACTAGCACTAGCACCAATCTTGCAACCCGCATCATTGATGTAGTAGCTAATACGGCAAGTCGGTCAATCTTTTTACCAGATGCTAAAAAGAGTGGCGTTGGCAACACAATCCTGTTTAACAATCAAGGCTCTCAAACTTTTGTAGTTAAAAATGCTGGCGGCACGCAAGTCGTTTCAATTCCTACAGGCACTGTTTGGCAAGTTTATTTAACAGACAACACCACTACAAATGGTTTATGGGAATCGCTTCAGTTTGGAGCTACAGTCTCTACTGCAAATGCATCAGCGCTTGCAGGTACAGGCATTGTGGCTGTGGGCACACTATTGTCGCAGTCTGTGCCTATTACTCAGTTCAACTCAAACTACACGGCAGGCGATACAGATAGAGCTAAGATGTATTTGTGGACAGGCACCGGCGCAGGGGTATTGACTTTGCCAAGCGCGGCTGTTGTAGGCAATAACTGGTTTATGTACTTGCGCAACTCAGGTGGCGGTCAAGTTACATTGACACCTGTAGGCATTAATACAATTGATGGCTTGTCAACAAAAGCCTATCAGCCTACTGAATCTTCTGTAATCATCAGTGACGGCACAAACTTTTACACATTAGGTTTTGGTCAGGCTTCAACATTTGTTTTTGACTACACGTCAATTGCAGTTGCAGGTACAGGCAACTACACGCTAACTGGTTCTGAATTAAATCGTATTGCTTATAACTTTACCGGCGTTTTGACAGGTAACAGGGTCATTATTGTTCCTGCTACAGTGCAGCAGTATTGGGTAAGCAATGCCACAACAGGCTCTTTTACGCTGACTGTAAAAACTTCAGCAGGAACAGGCGTAGCCGTTGCTCAAGGGTCTAGAGCAATATTTTATTGTGATGGCACCAACGTTGTTGATGCAGATACATCCACAGTTGCTACGCCTATTTCTATTGCTGACGGCGGTACAGGAGCTACTACGGCAGGTGGAGCGCTGATTAACCTTGGCGGTACATCTGTAGGTATTGCTGTTTTTACAGCAGCAACTCAGCAAGCAGCTTGGACTGCTTTAGGAGTTGCTCCATCAGGCGTGGTTAATGGTGGTACTTACTAATGCCAGAATCCACCATAGTCCTTAAGTCCCTTGCTGGTATCAAGCGAGATGGTACTAAGTACGACGGTGACTTTTACATTGATGGCCAGTGGGTCAGGTTTCAGCGTGGACTGCCTAGAAAGATTGCCGGTTACCGCTCAATCAACAAATACCTGACTGAAATCTCTAGGGGTTTTAATAGTTTTACTCAACAAAGCTTGCAGTACTGTCACTCAGCTGGGTCTTCAACTGTTGAGCGTTTTACGATCGACGCAACTAAAAATAGCTCTGTCATCAGCTCTAGAACTCCAGTAGCCGTAGCTGCAACAGGTACAGCCACCTTAACAGGTGCTTCAACATCAGCTACCGGTACTATTACTTTGTCAACCGGAGCTGCAGGATCAATTGACACGCTGACAGTTAATGGGGTCTCAATTATTAGTGGCGCCGTAAGCTACGTCACTAGCTTGTCCGCAACAGCAACAGCCCTTGCGGCCAACATTAATGCACACACTTCGGTGCCTGATTACACCGCTGTTGCTGTTGGCACAACGATCACAATTACCGCTGTAACAAGCGGAGCTGGCCCAAACGGATTTGTGGTTGCGGCAACGTACACGACGCTTACCGGCAGTACGACCAATATGGCAGGTGGCGGCTCTGGATCAGTTAACAGCATCACAGTCAACGGCGTGACTATTACGTCAGGCTCTGTTTCATTTACAACCGACTTGTCTACAACAGCAACTGCAGTTGCGGCAAACATCACTGCTTTTACATCTACGCCAAACTACTCTGCTGTAGCGGTTGGTGCTGTGATCACTATTACAGCCTCAACTACAGGCCAAGGCACTAATGGCTTTGTTGTTGTGGCTAGCACAACAACAATCACAGCCACAACAACAAACATGGCTGGCGGTTTGAATGCTTTGGCTGTTAATGCTTACAACCAGTGGATGTTTCAAACAGCGTATGACGCATCAACAACCGCTAACTCTATCATTGCTCACGTAGCTCCTAACTTACAATGTGTTTGTAATGATACAGGTGGTCAGATTTTCTATGGCGATGTGCTTGGAACTGCCGCGTTAAGAGAGATTCCATTGCCAGCTGGTGCAAATGCCACAGGCGGCATTGTGATGCTGTTTCCTTACCTATTTTATTTTGGCACTGCCGGTATTGTGGGTTGGTCTGTTCCAGGCACTTTTACTGATTTGAGCGGCTCAGGTTCAGGCATTGCAAGAGTCTGGGGTCAAAAGATTGTCAAAGGTATGCCGCTGCGTGCAGGCTCAGGATCAGCACCAGCTGGTATATTTTGGGCGTATGACGCTGTGATCCGCGCTACTTTTACAGGCGGTGCAACAGTATTCCAATTTGATGTGATTGCTACAGACACGTCTATCATGTCTCCTGACTGCGTCATAGACTATGACGGTGTGTTTTTCTGGTGCGGTGTTGACCGGTTCTTAATGTTCAACGGTGTTGTGCGTGAAGTACCTAACCAGCTCAACTTAAACTACTTCTTTGACAACATCAATGAAAGTCAAAGAGCAAAAGTCTTTGCATTTAAAGTCCCTCACTTTGGCGAAATCTGGTGGTGCTATCCAAGAGATGATGCTACAGAATGCACCCATGCCATCATTTACAACGTGCGTGAGAATACTTGGTATGACACTGCTCTTCCTGAGTCAGGGCGCGCTTCTGGTGGGTATAACAACGGCTTTGCCGCACCATTGCTGACAGACTGTATTCCTACAACAAGTGGTTACAGAGTTTGGATTCATGAGCAAGGCGTTGACGAAATTGAAGGTCAATTTGCTTACCCCATAGAGTCTTATTTTGAAACAGCAGATTTGTCTACATTGCCACAAGGTAAGAACGAGTATTTAAGAATCACTGAGATTGAGCCTGATTTTGTTCAAAATGGGCCAATGACTGTGCAAGTTACAGGTAGAGCTAATGCAAGAGCCCCTGAAGTTTACAGCAGTATTTTTTCATTCCCTGAAACAGCAACAGAGCCTTATCAGCAGATTGTGATGCTTAAAGAACAGCGCCGAGAGTTGCGTTTACGTTTTGAGTCAAATGCTGTAGGCGGTGATTATCAGATGGGCCAGATTATTGGCCACATAGATTCAGGTGACAAGACGGTGCTTGGATGACAGTACGTATTACTTTGCCAACTGGCATGGGACTGCGTGACTGGGCTGACCAAGTTGCGCTTGACTTGGACAATTATGGAGCGTTTGGTCGGTTAGATGATGTTGAGAATTGGCAGAACTGGGCAATGCAATTTTTAAACAACACGACGTTAGGTAGAAACTTTCCTCTGCCTTACGACTTTGATGACTGGCGTGACTGGGCCGAGAGGTTCTGTCAAACGGCTGAGTAATGCGGTTTATTGGTTTTGAACGTGAAGATGAAGCAGAAGCTTGGGCGCGTGCAAAACTTGAGCTTGAAGATGCGCCTGAGTTTTTTAGGACAATGTCAGCTGTTGATGAGAATGATGAGTTTGTGTGCGTAGTAGTGATGACTAATTTCACACAGCGCAACATTGATCTTAGCATTGTGATTGACAGCAAAAAAGTAACGCCGAAAGGCACGATTGCAATGTTCAATGAAGTTTTTAGCTTTGTGTTTGAAAAACTAAAGGCAGCTAGAGTAACTGGTTTGCTGCGTGGTAAAAACAGAAGATCTAAAAGGCTTAATGAACATTTTGGGTTTAAGTTAGAAGGCGTGATGCGTAAAGCGTTTGTTGATGACGATTTACATGTTTACGGTTTTCTAGCTGAGGATTATTATTCACACGTCTGGTACAGAGGTCAACATGGACATTAGAACCGTTATTACACAAATGGCTGAGCAAGACCCTCAGTATGCGCAAGCTGTTGACGCAATGGAGGCTCAGCTAGCGCGTAGGCCTATTGTTCCTGAAGATCTTCTT